GATCTAATGCTATCTCAATACCAGTATGATGTTTAGTACGTTTTTGAAACTTAGTTAAATTTGTATATGGCTCACTTTTTATCCAATTAGGTATTTCTTCTAAAATTTTAGCTCTAGTTATTTGTTGCCTAGATATAGTTCCTGTTTCTATCATTCTCCAAATTAAACTAGCTACATTACTTTTTTTCCTAGTTTTAGTTACAGGTATACCTAAATCAATTAATTTTTGATTTATAGCAGTAATATCAGTACCACTTAAATAGTTAGCATCTTTTTTAAACTTGCTATAAGGATATTGTCTTATTTGTATTCTACCAGTTTCTCCGTTAGCAGCATAAATAAAAGCATCTTGTTTATTTAAATCTTGTGCAAGTTTTTTAAATTGTTTAGTACTCATATATTCTGCTAGCTCTAATGGTTTAATTCTAGAACCGTCAGGGTTTGTTTTACCTTCTGGTATAAATCTAAATATATCTACACTTAGAGGTGCTACGTTTTTTACACGAACTCTATTTTTATATTGTCCTTCTTGTTGATTCCAATATCTTTCTAATACACGAGTAGTTAAATATTCAAAATCATAGTGCAAGGTATCTTTCTTATCAGGATCTACTTTGTAATCATAGTTTTTATTTACCCTACTTGGACCATGTGTTTTTGTACCAGACTTTTCCCCGCCTATAGGTTTATCATAAATATCAGTTTCAGGAGCTTCTTTTTCTATAATAGGATCTATTGTTTTATCTTTACTTAATTTACCTTCAGCAACTATATATATTCTTGCAATAGGAAATCTATCTAAGTTTTTTAAATAGTGTGCTGATTGTATTAATTCTCTTGTTTGTTTTGGACTTAAATCAACATTGAATTGATTTTTTACATCTGATACAAAATTATTTATATCATATTTACCTGTATCAATAACTTTTTTAAACAACATATGTAAATCCTGCACACCTAAATCAGGATTATTTTTCTTAGCTTCTAAAAATACACTCTTTAAAGATTTTTGTTTAGGTAAATGTTCAGACAAAGGATCAATCTCTTGTACCTGATACTCTATAGTTCTACCATCTTCTAATCTCATAGACTCAAATTGAAACTCTTTGTTTTCTATTTTTTCTATAGTTCGTTCTGTACCACCTAAATTTTTATCTAATCTTTGTTCTGTAACGTATGCTTCTACTTCTCCTCGTTGAGCATCTAAAGCATCATACATTTCACCTAATATCTTTTCTTGTGCTTTACGATCTGTTCTAGCCTGTTGTTCTAATTCAGGAGTAATAATACCTTTTTCTTTTAAATCTCTATATGTTTGTGCATATGCTAATACAATATCTTGATATTGATTTATGGTGTAATCAGTTTGTTGAGTTTTAATATTTTTTAAATATCTACTCCAGTATGCTTGATACTCAGGAGTTTCGTTTTGATACCAAGGTTGTTCTGTAAGCCATTTTCTAGCTTGTTTCATATTATAATCTCTTGGTATTGCATTCATAGAATTATATATGTCACGAGTAGCTCTATTTTCAAAAGATGCTCTACTATTAACAGAAAAGAATACAGCCATAAGAGTTTCATATATCTGATCTTCTAATGGTAAATCATTTAATTTAGATGTAGTAGTACCGTATGCTGCACCTGCACCACCACGCATTACAAAATTTATAGTATTGTATTGGTCAATTCTATTTGGTTGTGTACCTAACGCCTTAGCAAAAGACCTAACAACTCTTTCTCCAGATTGTCTAACAACAGGTTGACTACTACCAAGCATTCTACCAATATTTACATATTCACCAATACCACCAAATATACCACCTGCTACAGCACCATGTACACCTGCTACAGCCATTCCTTTAAATCCTTCACCTCTTGTACCTAATGGTTGAGATGATGCTGCTAACAATAAACCTAAGTGTACAGATTGATTAACTATATTATCTAACGCAGCTTGATCTATAGCTTTATTACCTAATAATTTTTTATTTAAAAAATCTACTGCTCTAATATTATTTCTATGTAATCCAGCTGTAGCTTGTTTTTGTACAAAAGAAGCAGCTATACCAGGAAATGATTGTAAGCCATATAGTTTTTCACCAGTCTTAGGATCTATACCCATAGGCATACCCTTCATTCTTGTTGTTCTAGCAAATTTATCTAACGCTCTTTTAACTTTTAAATTGGTATTACCTAAAGACTTAGATGCACTATCTAAGCTATTTGCTACGGAAGCAATTCTTTTACTACCACTTTTTTTAGCACGTTCCTGCAATCCACGTTTTACTACACCTACCGCAGCACCTGTTCCTGTTAACCCTTGAACAATAATACCAGGTGCTAATCCAATAAGGTGTCCTACATTGCTTGCAATACGTTCACTACTTGTATCGGGTGTGTCTGCAAATCCAAATGTAGTAAATCCTTCTACAAACCCTGAAACTGTTTGTGCTAAAATACCGTCAGATTTGCCCTGTCTTCCTTCAGACATAGGTAGGCCTGCCTCAAACATTTTTGTTTCCATATAGCGTAAGCTACGGGTGTCAAATGAGTTAGGGTTGGTGTCATAGAACTTTTTTAAGCCTACGGCAAATTGAAATTCGTCTAATCTACCAGAATCTACAGCACTTTGTAGTATTTCTATTCTTCTATCTAATGACATAATTATTTCTGTAAAGTGTTAATCCAAGTATTTAACATCTTTATAGATTCTTGATAGTATGCTTTATTCTTATCAATATCAGCTTTTGTTGTGCTTCCAAACTTTTGCTCAGTACTTAAACGTTCTGCTAATGTTTTAGCTTCCATTAAGTCTTTAATAGCTTCTTTTTGTCTAGAAGTATTTATTCCAGCAAACTTATCTTGTAAAGCATATTGTGCTTGCAAAGTTGCTAAACCTAAAGAAGATGAATATGCATTCTTTCTTGCTGTTGACATTTCCATTCTTTGTTCAGGAGATCTTCCAAAAAATCTATCTCTTTTAGTGTCATCAACTTTAGCAACAATATCTTCTATACTAAAATCGGGAGTATCTCCTTGCGATAAAACATTATTCATAGCCATAGATTGCATATCATCAAAACGCACCTGCGCAAACAATCCTTGATTTTGTTGACTTAATAAACGTTGAGCAGCAATAACTTCTGTTGGATTGTTAAAATCAATATTACCATAATAAGCATTTAATCCATTAAGTGTTTCACTGTTTTCTTCTGCAAATTCTTGAGTTACTCCAGATGCTGCATATACAGATTCCATAACTTCTTTAAAATCCAAGTTTCTTTGAAACTCTCCAGTAGCTAAAGTATCTGTTCTTCCAGCAATCAAACCAGTTTCAAAATTATATTGTTTACCTTGAAGATCTTGTTGAAGTTTTTGAGTTCCTACATTAGGGAACATAATACGACCATCTGAAGCATCATAAGCCCAATTAGCTATGTTTCTACCTTTTTGCATTTTTACATTTTCTCTTAAACTATATCTATTCATATTAATTTGAACATCAATCATATCTTCAAAATTATTTTCTAAATATTTTCTTTGAGCGTCTGCATCTTTTTCACGAAAATTAAGTTGATAGTCATCAAACTTTTTTCTCATATCTAGACTAAGTTCAGCTCTATACTTATCAAGATCTTTTTGATTTGCAAAATTGTTATTACCTCTTTCTAAAAAGTCTTTTTGACCTTCATCCATTTGTTCCAACGTAAACTGCTGTTGAAGCACATCTCTATCTTCTTGAATACCAGCTTGTTTTTCTAATAATCTCATTTGAGATTGTTCTTGCATTCTTAATTTATCTTGAAAGTCTGGTTCACGTATATCACGCATCAGACCAGATAATGAATTTGATGCCATTCCTAATGCTTGTAAAAATTCTGTTTGATAATTTGCCATTTTTATCCCCTTCTATTTCTCATTATTGCCATTTCTTGTTCTGGCGTTAAACCTGAATTTCCTATTATTGATCTAGTATCATCTAACACTACACCTTGATTAGCTGCATTTGCTCTAATTTGTCTTTCAGCTGCATCAACATTTCTTAGTTGTGAACCTAATTGCAATGAAGCCTGTAACATATTTGACTCATTTTGTAAGCCTAATGCCTGTAATCTAGCTGTAGGATCTGCTAATGCTGGATTATCAAAATTTGAAAACCCAGTTCTACCATATCCAGCCATTTCTCTATCTACACCAACTCTTGCTTGTTCTGTTTGTAGAGCTGCTTGATCAAATCTTAAACCTGCTGCTGTTGCAGCTTGCTGTCTATATTCTCCATATAAAGGTTGTAAGTCTGCAATACCTTGATTTGAAGTTGCTCTTACAGCATTTTTTCTAGCTTTTTCTCGTGCTTTTGCTTTATCAGCTATAATAGCTCCACCAATAGCTCCTAACACATATCCTACTGCTGCCATTATTTTACCTCCTCTTGTTTATTAAAAGGTTTAAATTCTAAATTAGGAGATATAGCTTTCAACCAATTCATTTCATTAAAATATGGTGCATATTCTGCAGACACTTCTTTCCTAACTTGTTCTATTTGTGCCTCCATATCATCTTCATTTGGTTGTTGTTCCATATTCATGTTCATTTCTTCAGCCATTCCATCTCCTTGTTTTTTAATTTCTTTATACATATCCTTATAATTCTTATTTGTTGGTTCAACACCCATCTGATAATAATTAGCTGGTGTAGCATTTTCTAAGGAAGTTATACCTCCTGACTTAACAATAAGATTTGTATCTTTAGAAGATAATTCAACTTTATTGTCTTCAGCCCACTCTAAAATATTATTATACATTTTAGCCATTATTTATCTCCTTAAGTTTTTTTATTGCCTTTACAAAATCTTCTACACGTACTGGTGTTTGTTTATACCAACGTGAATATCTATCTGCTTTTTTATCTGCGTACATTATCTCATCTATACCACGATCATATTCTTTATGACATAAACATTTCCAAGCAGTAGGAAATTTTTTAGTCCAACTTCTACCTAACTGGTAATTAACAGATGTAAGTGCTATAACTATATCATCATCATCTGTAGATAATATACCAGCTTGTTTTTTTGCTGCTTCTAACGCAACAGTAATATCTTCCATATACCATTCTTTTATTTTATAATCATCTACTTCAGTACCTACAGGATAATCTTCACGTTCTGCTGCAGTTAATAAATGCCCAATACCACAAGTAGGTTTATCTAATGTATCAAGATATACTTCGTTTTTATAACCTTCACGCAATTTCATATGTTCAAAAAGTTTTTCTTCAAAACTTGATTTATTTTTTTTAAATAACATTATTTATTTTCCATTTTTTTAACGGGTGGTAATGGAGATAATCCACTATAATTACCCAACATTCCTTGATACAGACTTGTTGTATCAACATTTATAGCACCAAACTGATCTACACTAGTAATATCTTCAACTTCTTTCATACCCATACCCTGAGTTTGATAATTTATTACAGGTGAAGGATTTACATATTGAGTATCTATTGGTTGTAATGCTTTTGGAACAGTAATTTCATTAACTCTAACTCTTGCTGATAACTGAACTGTTGAATCAGTTTCAGGGTTATATTTATAATCTTTTAAATTATTTAAATAATATGCACGAACTTTTCTTTTATCCATAAAACGTTTGTTTGTTCTTTCAAACATTTCATTTCCATACATATCATACATCATTTCACCAGGTTTTGCAGAATCTACAGTATCTTTAGCACGCTGTTGATGTTTTCTAAAACCCTCTCTAAATGCTTTACGATCTCCATATAAAGCTGCACCTTCGTCAGTTTCTTTGTATGTTTTACGATCTTTAAAATAATCGGTTATACCTAAAGTTTTATCTATAGCTCCACCTATTCTAGCACCTTGAAGTGCTGCAGTTCCATAAAACAAAGCTTGTCCAAGAGATGATTCTTGAAATTTATTTTGTCTTTCTACATTATCTTCTAAAATATCTAACGCTGTAGTACCAGCTATAGCTGCTTCTTTACTAGACATTATATTACCTCCTCTAATTGACTTTTCATCCACCTACCATTTACTTTTATAAAAACAAAAGAACCAGATGAATCGCTTACTAATACTTGATCACCATCAAAACCTTCATCAGAAATAGGAACTGATTGCCTAACAGACAATGGAGTTTCCATTTGCTGATCTATTTCTTCTATTTTAGAAGATTGATCTTGCAAAGACTTTAAAACTGTTTTATCTCTCATCTATATCTCTTTGTTTTTTTTGCAACTTTTTTAGGTTGTTTGCTATGTTGCTTACCTTTTTTTGTATCTTTACGTTTTTTTCTTGTAGTAGCAGCATATTCTTTTGCACTAAGTTTTTTAATAGCAGCATCAGGTAAATAACGTTCACCAGTTTCCCCTGAAGGTTTTCCTGATTTTGTACGCCATTTTTGTTTTGTCCACTTTTTTAAACTTTTTTGTGATTTTTTTAATGCCACTATTTATATCCTCCACCTGCTGCTTTATATCTTCTAGCTAACATCTGTGCTTTTCTAGCAGACCATTGTCCAGGTTTACCACCTTTACTCCCTGCCATAATTGAATTGAACATACGTTTACGCATACCAGGTTTAGTATAATTACCAGCTTTATTAACTGTGCTTTTTTTCTTAGCCATTACTTATTTCCATGTGTTTTAACTACAGGTAAATTCATCATCAATGAAGATCCTTTGTGTTTTTTATATCCACCTTTAGGATTTTTCATTAAAGACATTTTATTACCTTTTTTCATAAAGTGATACCCTTTTGGTGCTTTAACTTTCATTAGTAACTATATCCTTTCTTCATTCCCTTTTTCTTCATTGTTTTCTTTTTTTTCTTTACAACTTTCTTTTTCTTTTTGTTTTTCATAACAACCCCTTTACCATTTTACTTTATGCGACCAATATCTAGCACTTAATTTACTTGGTTTAGAATCTTGTGCATTATGTCTAGCATAATATGATTTACGCCTTGCTTTATCTTTTTTACTTTTTGGATTTTTACCAGCTCCCCTTACGCCTTGCTGTCCAAATCTTATCAATTTTGTTTTATCTCCAACCTTAGCTACCACTACGTGCGATTTCTTAGGATGACTAGGTGTTCTTTTAGGTTTATTATAACCAGATACACCAGCTCTCGTTAGTTTAGGATCTTTCTTTTTAGCCATTATCCTTGTCCTCTTTTACGTTTTTTATAATACTTTTTGCTAAGTTTATTACCATACTTAGTTCGTTTACCACGACCTTGTCTAGTTTTTTTCTTTGTAGGTTTTCTTACTTCTACAGATCCAAAACCTTTTCTCCTCACTTAGCTACCTTATCTCTAAATACAATCTGTATATCATTAACAGTAAAATCTTTATGCACAGTTCCGCTGTTATCTGCAAATAACTTTATACCAAATGAAGTACAATTTTTAAACACAGAATTAGTAACAGATATTCTTTCTGTTTGTAAATCTGCACTAGTATTAGATAACTCTTTACTAGTACTAGCAACTAAGGTATCTTCTACTTGAGCACCATCCATTCTAGTTGCAAAACCTTTTACTAATATATTTTCACCTCTTCTATAATTTATATAAACAGTAGTAATACTTTTTTTAACAGAAGGTGTAGTCATATCATATTCTTTTGATTTAAAAACTACCTGGTTATTTGCACTAAAAGCAGAAGGATCGTTATTCCATTTACGCATCTTTACTTTATCATTTGGACTACTTCCATTTTGTTCTACACAATAAACAAGAGTTCCATCGTTTAAATTTACAAAATTTGTAAAATCTGCAATAGCAGATCTATTAATAGCATTCCCTGAACCAGTGTTATTTTCAAAAGTATCTGCTTCACTATAACTTTCAGATTTAATATCATATTTCAAAATAGCATTACCTTTGTTTGCAATAATTAATTCTTTTGTATCAGGTAAAAAACCTATCATACTTTCAGGAAATCCAGCATTAGCTACAAGTCCGCCTGTTTTGCTAAACATAGAAGAAAATCTAGATTCTCCTGTTACAGTTAAATCCAAATCTAATATACGTCTACCATCGTACAAGTACATACCATGTCTATTAAACCAAGCAACAAAACCAGTTCCTTGAACTACATGATAAGGTTTTTCACATCCTTTAAACTCTAATTCGCTTTCTAAAAATTCTAAATCTCTACTACAATTTATTATAAATAATTTATTTTTTTTAAACTGTAAAAGTTTACTACCAACATTTGCTAATTTTATAATCTCATCTCCATCTTCTACAGCTACATCAATAAAACTTTCTACTGGAAAATAATCAAATTCATTAGGTCTAGATTTTAATATTCTATCTGGTTTTACTTGTATATTACCATCTTCATCTTTGTATTTAACATTACCAGCATATACTCTTCTATTAATAACAACACTAGTATCATATGTCGTTTGATCATGTCCAATAGCTGTTTCTGATTGTGGTCCTATATAAGGTTCTACTACTTTTAACTCTTTAAGAACTCTAGCTGTAAATTTAGTTGTACTGGTATTATAACTACCAGCAGGATATACATAACAAGTTTCATCAGCATTATTTGCTCCGCCATTAAAATTCTCTACTCCAAATGCTTCATATGTACTATCTCCAGCAAATCTAATACCTTTTTCAAAATCTATTTCTGCTAATAAATATTTAGAAGATACATCTCCATCTGAATCTGAGCTTGTAGTAGTTGGATTTGTTACTCTTGCCCAATAAAATTTTAACCCAGAAAATCTTTTTTCATGTACGCTAGGTTGTTTTGAACCCATTCTACCAACAAAATTCAAATACATTTTTTGTGTTACGCCAGTAGCAAATGAAGCACCTTGAATAGCCATACCTAAAAAAACAGGTATTGATTCTTGTTTTTTAAAACCCGATGATGACTTATATATTTTACTAGCATAAAATGCATATCTATGTTCATCTGCCATAAGAATACTACCGTCTGAATCTGAAGTATTAACATGTTCATTAAATCTAGGACAAATAAGCATAGCTCCTATACCAGCCGTAGCATCACCACTAGTAGGATCTATTTCATCCCTTATAGTATCTTCAGACCTTGCATCTGATAAAGTAGGTGAACTTTGATCTACTCCTATAGGTAAAAATTTAGCATCTCTACTATTAGGTTTTGCTATTAACATATCTTCTGAAGAATATTCTCCAGCACCAGAATTAGCTGTTATTGAATGAACATGACTTCCAGTAGTATTTGCATGTCCTAATCTTCTAGTAAATTTAAAAAACTCAAAAACATGAGGTTTATTATTGCTATTAGCAGCTACTTCTTTTGGTAAAATTTTTGTAGAACCATCTACAGTAAATATATGACTTCTTGAATTAGCACTAGCACCATAAACAATATTTTTAGTTTTAACAGTAGGAGTTCCAGTTACTTCAACAATATGAAGTCTAGCGTCTTGTGTATCATCTAAAAAAAGATATTCGTTTTCACCTGCAGCAACAGTATCTACATCACGATCTAATGTAGTATGATGCAAACCAAATCCATGTTGTAATTGATCTACTGCATTTACAGTATCTGGTATTCTACCATTGTTTGAAGTAAAAGGACCATCAACAGATTCACCAAAGGTAACTAACTTACCAGGAGTTTCATTGTTCATATTCATTGCTTCCTGATATTCGTTAGGTTTTAAATCTCTTGGTGAAGTCTTTTGATTTAATCCTGCACTAAAATTATTTATGTTAAGTATTTTTTTTGGCATTTCTTGTTAGATCCATCATAGTTTTTAGTTTCTTTTTATTCTTTTTATCTTTGAGATTGTACTTTCTTCTACTATCATTAATAGAAGTGCCTTGCATAGGTCCGCCAATTGTACTAGTTGTTACCATCTATTATATCTCCCCACAAAGTAGTCTTGCCGTTTACAATTTCAACAATCTCTACTTTAAACTCTCCATTAGTAAACCAATCAACCACAGCAAAAGCGTGTGCCCAATTATGTAATCTACCTTTTAACCATTTATTATTTTTATGGTCCATTTGTTTTAAACAACCTAATGACCAAGCTGCAATGTTACCACCTAGCTTTGTAAGAGTATGTCTTTGTAGGTCATGTGTATGACCATACATAACATTCTCTCCGTATGTTTCTAAATGTTTTTTAGCATGATACGTTGTTGCAAAGGCACCATGAAAAAAAGCTAATTTACCAATTTGTATTGGAAGGTTATACTCAGTGTACTTATAACCTCTTTCTTTTATTTTACACGCCTCAAAAAAGTTAAGATCACTAAGATAGGGATACTTATTAGAAAAATTATCCAACCAGATATCATGATTACCTTGGAGGAGATACTTTTCTTTACATCCCACTTTTTTAAGAATTTCATCCCACTCATCTAAACCTTTATTTACTAACCTAATTTCCTCTTTAACTATAGGAAGTTGAAACTCTAAAGGTGGTAGTTTTTTGTCTTTATATTTCCACGCTGATACAGACTCCCATTCACCAACATCACCTAAATTAACAAAAACTTTAGGTTTTATTTTAAGTATTGCCTTCTTAACACATTCTACTGCAGCTCTATCTTCTAATGGATAATGCTGGTCTGGTATTACAATACCACGTTTTTTTAGTTTCAAAGAAACCTCCTATTTTTTATCTAATGCTTTTTTAACTTCAGCCCATAGCTTGTCGTCTAATTTATTAGAAGATTTAGATACTAACCAATCTCCTAAATGCATTATGATCGCTTTAATAAGTTTTTCTGTTCCTAAACTTGTAAGAACTTTACCTAATATTGGTCCCATTTGTTACTCCTTTTCACAGTTTTCATCACAAGCGTCTAGGCCTTTTATATATCCCTGATGCTCAATGATCATTTGTTTTACTTCTGCTAGTCTTGAATTAGCTTCTTGAATTTGTCCACCAAGTTCATTATGTTGTTCAACTAATGACTCCATTTTATTTTGTGCTTCTTCTTTTAAACTTAGTTGTTTATCTTTTTTAGCCATTATTTCTCCTTATTAGCTGTTTTTATTGCATTCAAACTTAACATATTAATTAAATACAATTCAACTACTTAATCTCTTTACGAATTTTATCAAAAACTTCTTGCTCATCAAACTTCATACTAATGCCTGGTTCATATCTCATTACCTCAGAACCATCTTTAAAAATAATAATAGTAGGAACAACTTTTATATTCCACTCTTTTTGTATAACTGCACCAATAGTTTTATTATTAAGATCAACTTCTCCTACATAACAAAGCTTAGCAAGCTTTTCTATCTTAGCTCTATTTCTATAGTTCCAAGAAGCATTTACTTGTACTACTGCGCAATTTTCTAGTTTTACTAGTTGAATTTTTTCAAAACTATCTAGATTAACTGACTGTGAATATAAGGGCGATTGCCATAAGAATAATCCAAGCAACCATGCCATACCATAATAATAATTCATTTTTAAACCCCATTAGTTTTTATTCATGTTAAGAAGAGTTTCGTTAATCATCTGTGTATCGTCTTTAACCGAATCTACTTTCTCTTCAAGTTTTTCTACTTTTTCTTCTGTATTCATAATTGAATCACGAATCATTTGATCTTTAAGATCGTACTCCATACGTGATACTTCTGGTTCTGGTAATTCTTTAGCAAGTTCTATTTCTGCTTGCAGGGAATACCACATACCTATGATCATACCTACAGTAACTAAGATACTAATCCCAGTTTCTAAAGATAGTGTAAATTTAGTGTCTTTACCTACTTCCATTTTAGTCCCCTATTTCTGAGTGTACTAGTACGCCATTAGCGTAAAAGTTATTGTTCTTTGTTAAAATTGTATATGTCCAATGTTTTTTTGGAAATCCTTCTAATCTATGCACTTGTGCATAATACTTACCGTCTAATATTTTTAATAAATCATTAGGTTGTATAGCAACTGAATCTAAATTGTAATTATCTTTAGCTTTATCTGGATCATCAGATACCATATTACCGTCTTGTTTATATATAGGGTGGTCTTGTGTAAGTATTAATTCTTTTAATTCTTCTCCTTCTGTTTCATCATTAGGGTCTGATAACATAATTTTATATAAGTTTTCATGTAATCTTTTTTCTATCTGCAATATTTCTACTTCTTCTTCTTCTCCAGTTTCCCAGTTGTAAGACATAATCATATCTCCAACATCTAAATCGTGTATGTTTGCAGTACCTTCTTTTAAATTAACTGGTATGTTTTCATAAATACATAAACCAAATCCACCGCCACCACCAGAAAATGTAATATTACCAGTAATAGTAGCAGTTTGTGAATTATTAGTAAGTGTTAATGTATATGCTCCAGTACCATCTTTATTACTTGGTGTATGGTGCCACCTTGTTCTAATATATCTTGTACCAGAATTATGTCCAGTAAATAAACTATTGCTATTAGATGATGATACGCTTATAAAACCTGTACCACTATTACCTGTACCATTAAAACCTACATCACCACTAGAAGATGTAGCCATTGTAAATGTACCAAATGGTCCACCAGTAGTAGACAAAGAACAACTTGTTCCACCACTACCATTACTTACTGTCATCTGTGCATCTTTAGAACTTGTAGCAGTACCTCCTGGAAAATCAGTAAGATTTAATCCAGTATTGTCTGTAGTACTCCAAGATGTACCTGCTGCATCGTGATCATAACTATAAAACTCAGTCATAGCGTGAGGTGCATTAGTATCTGGTCTATCTGAACTATCATTCTGTGTATTAATAGTTGCTACAGTTCCGTCAGATAAATCTTCTAATGAACTGTTAGCAGTAGTTCCACTTCTACCAAATTCAACATTAATATCATTCATACTAATTTGTCCTGACGCAGTAAGAGCCATTATTTTTTTAACTCCTCTATTTCTGCTTTTAATTCTTTAATAGATTCAATTAATAATGGAACAAGTTTTTCATACTTAACTGCTTTATATCCATTATCTCTAGTAGTTACTATTTCTGGTAATACTTTTTCTACTTCCTGTGCTACAACACCTACATCATGTCCTTGATATGTTTCTTGTTTATCATTCCAATCAAACTCATATCCAGATAACTTAGAAACTTTATCTAAAGAATTTTCAATAGGTTTTAAATTATCTTTTAATTTTTTATCTGATGAAGCATAAGCAACAACATCTTCTCCAGCATTAAGAGTTTTAGCTACACCTAGACCACCACTTATCTTTACTGCTCCAGTAGTTTTAGATGTAGAGTTTGTTGTATTACTAAAAGTTATAACTCCACTTGCAGTATCTGTAGCATTACTTCTTAAATACTTAGAGTCTGTATGTTGTGTAATACTAGATGCAGCTATTCTAGCATCTGCAAAAGTACCAGATGTAACTTTATTTGCAGGTATGGCATCTACTAACGCTAGATCTCCTAATCCTAAACCTGCAGCAGTAGTATATCCATAACCTAAAATTTTATCTTCTACAGCAGCGGAAGTCATAATATGAGAATCATTGTTAGTGAATTCACCTGAATCGTCAATACCTGAAATGGTATTACCATCCATTGTAAAACTTGAAAGACTACTAAATGTTTTAGCTCCACTAAATGTTTGTGTGCCAGATAAATGTGCAGTGTCTGAGTCTAATCTTGCAGAAGGTATAGTTCCACTTGTAATTTTACTAGCAGGTAAATTAGCAATTCTTGCTGCAGCTACTGTTCCAGAAGTAATTAAACTTCCACTATGATTAGTTAATGATATTGTTCCTGAGCCAGTAATTGTTCCACCAGTTAAACCAGTACCAGTTGCAACACTTGTTACTGTACCACTACTAGCAGTAGCTCCACTTGCTATTCCGTCAAGTTTACTTCCGTCAGAAGCAACATCTCTACCATCTACTGTTCCAGTTAATGTTATATTACCTTCTACGCTTAAAGATGTACCATTATATTGTAATTCTTTTCTATTGCTCCAAGATGTATTATTACTTGGAAATGCATAAACTATCAAGCCACCTTCTGCTCCTACAAATACTGTTTCTGTCGCATTGTTTATGTTGGTATTCATTACACCACTTGTATCTCCACCAGCAATTATAACTGCGTCATCGTGTCCAATAGTAATACCTCCGTTTGCTGTCATACGCTCTAAAATAGTTTGTCCGTCTACTTTTAGTATTACGCCAGTATCTGGTGTAAAATTCAATGCACCACTAAAGTCATCATTAGCATCACTTCTCAAAAATGAAGTACCTGCACTAACTCCCATAATTTCAGTTCTTACATTTGCTAAAGTTTTCTTTCTTATGTATCCGTCATCTGTGTTTACATAATAATCAGTAGATGCGTTTGTAGTATTCCCAGAAGTAGTATTAATCCAACCAGCTAATATATATCCATTAGCTTGAGTTCTTACAACAGTATTTGCTGAGTTATTTCTTGTACCAGAATTTAACTGCAATCCGTCAAGAGTATCTGCATCTAATCCACTACCACCACCGTCTACTGTTTTAATAGCAGTTAGTATTTCAGAAGCTGATTGATCTGCAGTAGCACCTGATTCTATACCATCTAACTTATTATCTTTTGTACTAGTATATGCAAGAGATGCTGTACCATTAATAGTTAGTGCATCGGTTTCTAATGTACCGTCTACATCTACATTACCAGATATATCTAAAGTTGTAGCAACTAATGTTGAAACACCTTCTATCTTACCAGATGTATGTAGTTTTAAACTATCAGCATCATTTGTTCCGTGAATAGAAATATAATCTCCGTCTGCATTATCGTCTGACGGACATAAGTGAATTACTCCCTCATTTGCTTCAGCACTTCTAGTTTCATGCATAATGTAACCAGGGTCATTACTACTATTGTTTATTTGAAAATCAATGTATGATTGGTCTGTGTTACCAGCAAAAGTATCTCCTATCTTAGAAGCATTACTTACTGTTCTTAATCTAATATTATTGTTAGAAGCTCCCGCTGTAACAGTACCTGTTGTAGTAAATCCACCAGCAGTTATAGTACCACTTGTTGTATCATCAGCATTATTTTTTAAGAAAACATCATCAACATTTAGAGTAACAGTTCCAGAATTACCACCACCATTTAAGTTTGTACCAGCACTAACACCTAATATGTCACCTTGTGGTGCCAATGCTACAATATCTGATAAAGGTAATTTTTTTATAGCTGAAGCTGATTCGTCATATATAGCAACACTATCATCTGTTGCTCCTCCTGGTGCTAATCCTAATCCATCAATATCTAAATTTAAAGTCGCACTACCGCTTGTATTACCTCCTGATAATCCTGTACCAGCAACTACTGCTGTTATATCACCAGTGTTTGCAGTAGCTCCAGACGCAATACCATCTAACTTACTATGATCTGCAGAAGTAAAAGCGACTGACGCAGTTCCATTAATTGTTAAAGCATCAGTTTCCAACGTGCCATCTACATCAATATTTCCTGCTAAATCTATATCTCCACTTACTACTAAATCTTGTGCAATAGTAACATTACCATTAGTTGCTACAAATAATCTTCTTGCTCCTGCAGTAACCAATGATATTTGGTCATTGCCATAAGTAGCATTGTCCCCAAAAGTTATAGCTGCTGGAGCTGAACCAGTTTCATTTTCATTAACAATACCTCTAACCATTATATAGCCAGAAGTAGACATACTTGGATCACCAGTTAAAAATGAAGAAGTATCTCCAGTAGATAAACCAAGATTAGCCCTTGCTGCTGCTGCACTAGATGCACCAGTACCACCATTAGCTATTGCTAAATCAGTACCAGACCAGTTTGAATTGTTAACAGAAGATAATCCACTGCTACCGCCAACTTCAACTATACTACTACTATCTCCGTCATGAATATACAATTTATTAGCTGTGTAATCATAAGCTAACTCATAAGCTGCAATTTCACTAGTAGTAGGTGCACCACTACCTCTTTTTATTTGTATCGTATTAGACATTTAACTTCCTTAATATGTACCGCAGTTAATAGTAGCACCTGTTATTGCAGTTGCTGCTACTGAACTAAATTTAGCATTTCCCAATGTTCCTGAGTATGCTTCACTAGAAACAGATGCATCAGGTATATACATAAATGCATTGTCAGTATCATCCATTCCAAAGAATCCAACTTTACCGCCACCGCTATTCCATTTAAATTCAATACCTCTATCTTTAGCGTCATCTATACCAGTTCCATCTCCACCTAATGTAAAGATAGGATCGTCTATTGTTACTACAGTAGAATCCACTTGAGTAGTAGTTCCCTCTACTTGCAAATCTCCCTTAATAGTAACTTTTTTGTTATTATCAATAATCATTGCTTCTGCTGCTGTTTCACTATTACCTACATTAAATACAAGTTTTGTAGCATTAGAAGTAGAGGTAAAATCTCCAACTGCAACAGCTTCAATAGAAGCTGCTAGTAATCTAGCATCTCCTGAAGTAGCTTCATCTGGTGCTGCAAAGTCTATACCACCTAATCTATCATTTGCTTGTACAGTTGTTTCACTAGTATATAATCTTAATCTACCACCTGTACCTGTTTTAACTTGAGTATTTGTTGTAAAGTTTAAAGCTGCGGCAAAAGTTACATTACCTGCAGCTCCAACAGTAAATGCTGTTGCTCCAGCACTACCACTATTATTATACTTATAAGTATTTGCTATTACATTATTACCAATATAATTAGTTGTACTAATTGAACCAGTAGTTAATGCACCAGCTACAGTTACTGCTCCGTCACTAGCTTGTACTTTAAATGCATTGTTACCAGATGTATCATCTACGATAAAATCTACGTCTGCAGTTCCATCTCCAATAATAACTTCATCTTGTGAGTCATCTTTAATTTTTAAAAATACAGTACCACCATGTTTCATTAATCTAATTTCATTATCAGTACTAAAGTCTAAATAATGGTCATCTCCTGCACTACCAACTTTTAAACTACCATTATGAACACTAGTAATTGTTGTCTGAGCAGGATTAACAGTAAAGCTTCTATTTGCTCCACCATCAAAAGTTCCTCCAGCTGATAATAAACCATTACCTGCTGTTAAAGCATATGGTGTTTTTAATACAGACAATGTATCACTTGATAATTCTAATGTAGTAGTATCTGCTGCATTGGTATTTAACATTGTTCCTTCAACAGAATCTGCTGCTATAGTAAGTGCTCCACCTGCTGCTACTGTAGCATCGCCACTAACATCTGCATATATCTCATTTCTCAAGTTAGCAAATGTAATCTTTTTTAAAGTACCATTATCAGATACTGCAAAATGATCTTGTGAATCATGTAGTCCTGAAGTTAATGCTGTAGAAATACCACCAATATCCAAAGCTATTGTTGCACTATTGTCAGTAACTCCAGATTCTATTGTTCCAGATATACCGTTACCATATGTTAAATCAGACAATAATGGTAAATGTACAGTAGTTGCTGCACTATCAGCTTGATCATCTGCTGTAATTCTACCAATAAACAACTGACTGCTATTGTTTTGAAGTGCTAATTCACCATAATGCAAACCAGAAGGTAGTGTAGTTGCATCATAATTTGAGTTAGCATTTCTTTTAATTTTAATTTTATTACTCATATCTTACCCCTTTTATATAAATGTTCCACCATTTATGTCGTTATCATCTATCCACTTACCTGATGCTGCATCATACTTTAATACTGCTCCATTGGCAGGACTAGTAATATTAGTATCAGTTAATTCTCCAACAGTATCTTCTCCAAAATTTTCAGCATCTGTAATAATTACATCAGCTGTACCGTTGTCAATTTTTAATTTATTATCGTCATAAAAAACGATTTTTTTATACACATCTTTAATTTTATTTGGACTAGTTAAACTTCCACCCATATTAATCTCCTATGTATTTTTTATCATATCTTCATAAACTGGATCTGAAACTTCAGGAACATCAGTATATAAAGCATTTCTTTGTTGTTTAGTAAGTTTTGCAACATTGGTATATATATTACTTGAAGCATCTGTAACATCAGAAAAATTATCATTTATATTATCATTAAAATGATGAATTAAATCACTTAAAGACATACTGTGATCATCAAAAGATGTTAAACCAAATTGTCCTACTCTAAATGTATTTGCCATTAAAAACCATGTTGAACTATTCTTCTTCTGCCGCTTATACGACCTCTATTTGCAAAACTTTTACCTTCTTTTATTCCTTTTTCAAATTTTTTCTCAAAATATGGAGCCATAGCTATCATATCTGGTTTTGTTTCATAGCCTAGTTGTATAGCTTTATCAACTAAGTATTGATGAAATTGTGTAGGAATATCATTTTCTTCTGTCATTAAACCTGTAGTTTCTAATGTAGACTGATCATTAGAAGGATTGATACCAAAATGTGTAGCTTTCTTATGATAAAACAATGTTATTTCATGTACAGCATCTACACTTGTAAAAAGATTTTTTTCAGATGAATTTGTATTCATTAATGCTATTGCAATAGAATCTCTTTCTACCCAGTATACATGCTCTTTTGTAGTTATTGAATCTCCATGTGATCTATGCATCGTCTAAGTCCCTATATTGTGGTCTACCAATTAATCTTTTAATGCTCTTAACATTACCTTCACTGTCTTTCATATCAACAGATTTAATTTCAATAATACTATCTTTTAATCCATAATATCTTTGATTAGCTACTGTATTAAACTTTGTAGCTTCATCTAATATTAAAGTTCTTTGACAAAACTCATCTGATGCTTGGTTAAGTAAATTAATAATTTCTACAGTACCTAGATCAGGATGATGTTTTTGTACTTGTTCAATCATTTGCTGAAGCTTCATTTGGCACTCCTGTTGGTTGCATAGGTACATTGCTATACATTCTTAAAAACTCCATAAGTCTTGAAGAAGTCTTAAAATACTGACTTTCATACCAACCATACTGAGAGGTATCACCTGTGAGTTCTGTTTGATATGTTTGTAAATAGGTACTTATTTTATTTAAATATGTAGTAGCTAATTCTACATCTTCATCAACAATATAGTCACTTGCAATGTTAAACCATTTATTAATATTAATTCTATCTGATTCTGTATTAACATCACCGCTAGCGTCTATATTAGTTAAATTTGTAGCTCCTGTAGGTTTATCTATTTCATTCATTCTTTTTTGTAAAACTTGTAAAGCAGCATATAAAACTACTCCTATAAAAAATTCAGAAGGCAAATTAGGAATACTGCTAACACCTAAACCAAAAGATACATCTGGAGATATATGTTTTACTTTACCTGCTTGCTGTGCAGTAGGAACTGGTAATATTTTTAAAGTATTATTTTCTATAAAATATTTAGGATCGTTTAATGTAGCAAAATAAATACTACCAGAATCAACAGCATTTAAACTGTTAGCATAACTTATTCTATTGCAAACTCTAACATTTCCACCAGTATTAGAATCTTCTCTTGTAACAGCAATAAGATCAACAACAGCATTCAACCCCATTCCATCACTATTTGTTACATTGTCAGATTGCATTAGTCTTTCAGCGTGTGCAGGATTTCTTGCAATAATTTTATTAATATATCTATTACCTTCTTTACAAAAAGATTCTGTTGCTGACGTAATATTAGATACGCTACCAACTATTGCTTCTATATCAGTTTGTAAACTCATTATTACTTACCTCTTCTTTTTTTAATAACATCCCATGCACTATGCATACCAGTTTCATTGTACAATCTTTGTCTTGTACCTGCTTTTTTATTTAGACTTAATATTTCTGAATAATTTTGTAAATCATTCAAATTAGGTTTAGTCATTTTTCTTAAAGCCATAAGTTGTTTAGCTGCTCTAGTTACCATCATAATTTTCTCCTATTATAAGGGGGGAATATTTCATCCCCCCTATTTGTATTAACTAAACTGTAATACAGTGTGTGTTTCTGGTAAAGAAACTTCTAGACCTGCTTCTGTAAGAATCATGTCTTTTCTTCCGTCAACACCGTTGGTTTGAACATTAGTGATAATTTGTGTATCTCTTGATACTCCATTACCTTCTAATGGTCTGTAAGCAACGTTAGCAAGGTCAATCATGATAGCAGTGTTTTCATGTTGATTTCTAAATAATGGTTCCATAACTAAGTTAAGTCCACCATAGATTGTAGAAATTCTAGTAACATTGATTCCAAAATCATTTTGAATGTTTTGTAAATCAAAACCACTACCTACTTGACTGTTTAATGCCATTGTATTACCTAAGAAAGAGCTTCCACCTAATTTGTTAAAGAAAGACATAACCTTTCTTGAACAAAGAACAAGTTTCTCTCCTGAGTTACCTGATTCTGGTGAGAATACATCTTCCATAGAATCTACGAAATGATCGTAGTTAGTTGAAGAATATGCGAAAGTTTTCACTTTACCATATTGTTCAGTGTAAGGTAAAATACCATGCGTTCTACGTAATGGTCCAGATGCAGTTGAATCATCTGTTCCCATACCGAATAAGAATGCATGTTCAAGATCCATCTTATGTTCCATAAGTTTTTCTTGATACACTCTTTGGTATTCATTAGAAACACCACGATAACGTGTAGCTAATGCTGTACCTGAGAATAGAGGAACAAGAGTTTTAAAGATCTGTGTATATCCTTCTCTTGAGAAAAACTCGTCTTTCCATCCTTCAAGTGTGTTACCGTCATGTCCTTCAGCGTATGCTGAACCAACAACCTGACCTGTAAAGCCAGCATCTAAACGAAGGTGATCATCTGCACCTGGTGAAATTTCACCTTTAGTTGCAGCGTCTTGTCCATCGCCAGTTCTTGTTGGTATTAATATTGCTTTTAGGAATGTAGCACTAACAGCTGAATAAGCTGAATTTGCATTATCTACAGCTGTTATTCTGTAGTAAGCAATTACAGGTTTATCAGAACCGTCAGAACCATCTTCGTCCCATTCGCCTTTTATTGCAACAATTTGACCTACAATCATAAATTCAGGTCTTACTGCTGTACTTACTTCTCTTCCAAATTGATCGTATAGCACTTCAAGTCTAAGATCTGTTACTGCCCAGGCTCCTGAGTTGTAATTAGTAACATCTTTAGCTGCTGCTATTTGGAAATTACGTCTTTGATACTGATGTCTTTGTTCTAAGAACTTAAACACAGGATCGTCAGTTGGTTTTTTTCCAATTTTGTTCAAATATGCAAGAAAAGGTGATTGTTGAGGAGCTAATTCAGCGACTCTTTCTCCAAAATTATAGATTCGTCTAGAATCATTAATACTGGAAGCGCTTCCATTAGCACCATCTAGGGTTACCCCTGCTGAGATACTATATTGATCTGCCATTTGTCATCTTCTCCTAATTAAAATGGATTCTTGGTTTTATAGTTTTGTATCATAGAATCCATCATTTTATCTTCTACTTTTTTAGATGACTGCATATTGACACTAGGTTGAGTACTAATAGGTTTAGGTATATTCAACTTCTGTTGTCTTTGTGCCATAACACTTTCTCTTGGATCTATTACATTTGGAGCTACTTGGATGTTTTCACTTTCCGTTGAGCCTAATGCCTTATGTAATTTAACCAAATTGTCTAACGACAATGAATCTGGTGATGACATTGTTTTAACAAAATCAGCTGCTTGTTCAGGAGTGTACTGATACTGAGCTTGTAAGTCTGAAACAAGTTGTTGTTGAGAGTTCAACTTACGTTGTTCTGCAATTTGTTTCTCACTAATCTCATTTCGTACATTTTCCTGTTCCATAAGATATTCAGTCATATCGTCTAAATATCTTTCTCTATCTGCCAAATACTTTGCAGATTTACTATTAGGGTCTGTTAGTGCCTCGGAATTATCAAAATCTGCAGGCTTCGCAGGTTTAGTAGGTTTATCTACTATCTGTTTAGCAGGAACTTCTGGAGCAGGTTGTGAAGGAGTTGAAGCTTTCGACTTAAGCTCATCTAACTCTTTTCTCAACGCATCTGCTTCTTGAGTTTTCTTGTCTGCCTGACTTTGCCAGTACTGAAATTGTGCTGGATCTTCCTTTTGATTATTAACTACAGGTACTTCAGCAGGTTCACTTTCTGTTAAAGACTCAGGGTTGTCGGCCATTTTAGCTACAAAGCCGTCTGTATCTCCCCCAAACACTTCTTTAAAAATGTCTGCATCACTTCCTGAAACAGCAGCAGTCCCGCTAGTTTCATTCAATTGTTCTGTATTTAATATCTCATTTGTATTACTCATTTTTCCTCCTAACTCTCCATTTCTCCAAGAGCAGGTTCTACATCTAGCTCTTCAGCTAATTCCTGTTCTACTGAGCTAACGGAGTTCATTAGATTGTTTTCAACGTCAGCTATTCTTGCTTTATAAAGCTGTGTAGCTGATTCAGCTCGATTCGATATTTTATCTAAATCCGAACTAAACTTTTCTACCTCTAAACGTTTCTTAGCATGTAGCTCTTCACGTGTAGCGGTTTGAAGATCTCCTTTGACCTTCTTCAATTCTTCTTGTAACATATTCATTTGTTGTTGCAATGCTGCTGCTTGACCACTTCTTGCTAGTACTCCATCGATATCTACTAACTCAGATTTCTTCAAGACTTCTACTTGATCAATTAATCCAGCTTGATACATTTGCATATATGTATTTAACATAGCCATTCTATTAGTTGGTAATGTAGAACCAGATACAACTTTTACATCGTATCTACCTATAGAAACATCATGAAATCTTTTAACATCTCCATTATCCATTTCTTTAAAGAAGTTAAATCGTTCTTCTTTTTCTAATCCATTAGGTTGAACTAAACGAATAACTTTATCTTCTGTATATAGTTGCTGCATTAATGGTATTGCAACTTTAGCACATTGATTTAAAAAGTTTTCTATATCATCTCTACGAGATTTAATTCTTCGTTGACCAAATTCATCAACGACAAGTGTTCCTCTATAAGTTGAAGGAGAGTTCATTCCACTACCTTGCATAAGTTCAAAAATACCAAAGCCGTACTCTAAATCATATTTAGCATCTGCTTCATTTTTATACAATTCATTTGGTAATGGAACAGGACCAGCAACGATCGGTGCACCTAGTTCAGCATCAAACTCAATAACGCTTGTCCCTGCTCTACTCCACTCTTCTTCTATTTGACGAAGATCTGCTGAACCACGAGGAATCAATAACTTTACATTTGTACTTGTACTTGCATGAGCAATAATTAATGAACGAATTTTGTTAATATATTCCTGCAAAGGTTTATATAAACGAACATCTGATTCAGGAAACGGATTTCTATGATGTATGTTCATTAAAGGAATAATAGGATAATCTTCTGTTGGTAATATTCTAGTATACAATAAAGTACTTCCTACTGACACTGTCATCTTTACACAACATTTTTCTATTTTATTTACCATTATATTTTCCATACCAACCATTTCTTCTGCTGATAATGGAGTAATAACGGTAGTACTTCCAGGTATTGCATTTTCATCTTCTACTCCAGAAACTTTAATAGGACTTTGCGGAGTCATTACACCTTCATCGTCTATCTCAGGATCTGGTAATATAAAATGGAACACTGGTCCATATTGCTCTACAACTTGTAATAATTCTTCTTTAGCTTCTTCGTCAGAAATATAAACTTCTTCTCCAGTTGCTTTAGTAATTCTCATATAATAAACTTGTTGATACTCTCTATATTCATCTTCATCAAATAAATATTCATTTTGACTAAAAGGTTCATAAACATTGTAATAGTTATGCATTTCTTTTGTATAGCGTTCTATATATTTTCTTTTAGTATGATACTGAGTATCTTCTTGTGCATCAAAAATTTGTCCTTCAGTAGCTGCCAATCCAGTAGAAGGTATATCTTCATCTCCTATATCTGCACTATCTGATTCCATGATGGTGTCCATAAAATCTGGATATATTTGCATTGCTTGTTCATCTGTTAAGAATTTTTTAACTAAAATATGTGCAGCGTCTTTTGCATAAACATCTTTAGAGTTTGGATCTATGTACACATCTAAAGGATTTATAGATTTTAAAAAAACCTCGCCTTTACCCATATCTGCCATAGGGTCTTGGTATACATGCATAACTCCCATACCACCAACATAATAATCATCTACGATTCTTTTTAATTCTTCATTACCTGAAGATTGGTCCCACATCCAAGCAAATAAATCAGAAAATACTTTTGCAGTATCTCTATCAGAATCTTCTCTAGCACTAGAACGAAACTCAGGTGAATTGTAAGTAAGTAAAGATTTTGCAGTTTCTACAATAGGGTGTATACGATTAACAACAATAGGAGCTTGTCCACGAGCTTCTAATACTTCTGACTCTTCAATAGTCCACTGAGCACCAGCACGAAACTCTACTGCTTCTTGAAATTTTTCTGCCCAGATTTCACGAACATTATCATATTCTGTAAGAAGTTCTATAGAAGTTTGCACTTCTTCTGGAGTTTCTCCTTCTTGTATTTCTTCTCCTGGCTGAAAAGCAAATACATCTACCAGATCTTTATAGTTCTGACTTCTTTGCTTTTTCTGTGTTTTCTTTACGCTTTTTGGCATTTACAACCTGATACCCTTTTGGAACGTTTATTTTTGTGTGTCTATCTAATAAATTCTCAAATTCTTTTTTTATAATCGTATAACTCAAAAAATTAATTTTCATTTCTTAATATAACTTATAAGATAAAGTAGGCAGAAGTCAAGAGATATTTAATTAATTTTCCAACTTTTATTAGATCTGACTCTAAATAAGTCATTTTGAGTAGATGCGGGAGTAAATGCATGTGAAGGTCTATAAGAATTTTTGTTAGCATAAAAGAAACCGTCTAGCAAGTCATCGTGCTTACCTCTAGGGTATAAAAGCAGTTCATCTACAAGTGCTTGCATTTCTTTTGTAATAAAAACTCTTTTATTTGCAAACAATGGTTGTAGACTTTCTAATCTGTAAGATTTTCTAGTTCTTGGATTTTCTTTTATTTCGAGTCCAGGTATAAACAATCCTTTCTTTTCAGACTCTTCTTTAATGTATTGTCTTAACATTTCCTGATAACCAACAGATTCAATTCTAGTTTTACTACTATTGTAATTTTTAAAATTTCTAATAATAGCATCAGCTAAACTTAATGGAGTTGCTCTCTTTCTAAAATAAGGTAAAACAAATCTATTGTTATTATCATCTATTGCAATATTAAATATAACACTAAAGTCTGCAGTCTTTTTTGTACTAGATGCAGGATCGACTCCTGTAAAGATGTTTACAGGTCGCCTCTCTTCTACTTCCTCACCATTTAGGTTCGTCAGGATGAGAGTTGACAATCCTTGTTCATCTTGCTCAAGGTAACCTTCGTAGTACTGTATATCTTCTTTTCTAAATAAATTATCTTCATCGCCTACAATTTGACATAAGTATTCTCTATAAAATACAGATAAACGATTGATACTTTCTAATTCTTCTTTTTTCTCTATCAATTTTTCTACTGGCCATACTTCTTCCCACAAAGATTTTTTATTTTCTAAGTCAGGTCTAAACTCCAAAGTATTCCAACCTTTCATTTCTTTCAAGGTTTCAACCATACACCGTTCGTGCTGCGGAGTACCAATAACACATATTCTACCAGATAACGGGTCCAAGGATGGAACACCAGATTGCAAGAGCCAACGTAAATTATATTCCATAGCTTCTGCTGTCTTTGTATTATTTTCATCTTCTGGATCATCAAGGATTAAAAGAGTAGGTCGTTGATTCCCGTGCTTAATACCACGTATCTGTTGACCAGTACCTTTACAAATAATAACGCTACCATCTTTTAATTCTATCTCCGTGTTTGTCCATTTGCGTGCAGATTGCATTCCCCAATACCCAAAAAAATAACGAAATTCTTGAGAATAATCCAAAACATCTTTTATCGTACCCAAGAGTTTAGTAGCATGCGATTGTGTTCTACTAACAAGGACAATCACTTTTACTCCTTCAGTGAACATTAAATGAAACAAAGGAAAAATACCCGCTGCTACTGAACTCTTAGCATGACCACGAGGTGCAATAATATTAATTTGTTTTTCATCAGCATCTAATAAATGCTTTGTTAAATCATAATGAAATGCAGGAGATTCAGCACTAAACATATTTGGCATTACCATTCTACCAAATAGTAACATATCATTTTGCATTTCTTTTAAAATTTTATTTTTATTCATCAATTATAATTGTTATATCTAATTCCATATCTTTGGACACTTGAATCATTGTAGCTAAAAATACTAACAACCTATCTTCTTTTCCTTTAATGACTATCTTCTTTTCCATCACTAACATCTTTTGTTTGAGTTGCCTTTAGTTTTTTCTTCTGAGTTTCAAACTGATCTGATATTTGATGACTTATATCCATTTCAAGCGTATCTGTTTGCTGTTGTTTGTGAGGAATCATATCTACAAACACAGAAAGCTCTTTAGCTGCTCTAATCATATCGCCACTATTTTCTTTCATCTTTGCTACCTCAATAGCATCTTTCATAGTATCTAACACAAAACCTTCATCTATACCTTTTTCAGTTAGTATCTCTTTTAATTTATCTTTTATCATAACTTTTGTTTCCTTTAGCTTAAGTAATCTTTTTGCAGCAATCTCAGGCCTTTCTTGGTCTGGCCTATAGATCTTACCTATTTTATTGAAGTCTGGCGTTTCTCCTGCAACCTTGTAGGTTAAATAAGCATCTATAGCTAGTTCTGCTCTATTACTTGTAGCTTCTATCTCACTATACGACCTTGTCGATACGTGATTCATATTCCCAGACTTCCAATGCGGTTCAAAATCTAACCGCCTTTTCTCTCCTAACCATTGTCTACCAAATGGAAATGTAAGTAATGTCCCTGTTTTAAAAGACTTTCTGTACAAACACTCACTTACATATCCATCATCGGTTATCCCATACTCTCCCTCATTGCATTCTTGCCAATACTTATACTCAGGTATATTATCATCATTCTGAGTATATACAACGTACTCTTTAGGCTTAAAACTATTTTTCTTCAGTCTTTTCTTTATCTTTATCATCTTTAGGATATTTTTCTTCTAAATATTTTATAAAGGCCTGTTTATCATCTTTCATCTTCATATATTCATCTAGGGCTAGGTCGCCATTGTAAATTTGTAATCTTAACTGCTCAACAGCTACAAAGAGATCTTCTACCATTCTAACTACTCTTTTTAATGTTGGCTTCTGTTTTTTATGTATCATTTTGCTCCTTAACGTTACTCATTAACGTTTATCTATTAATAACATTATAAATGTGTATCTATTAACGTTTATCTATTAACGTTAATACCTTGCACTAGTTATATCCTTTTGGTTCGTAAATTCCTAGTTCCATTTCTTCAATACGCACTAAAATCTCTAATTCAGCTGTCATAATCTGCATGACTTCATAAATCTTAGGATCTGATAAATCCATCTTCACTGTTTCCCACTGTCCTGTGTCTTTGTTAAACTTTTCTAACATATCTTGTTTTTTTAAAAACTTTAAGATTTTATTCATCTTTGTCATACAACAACTTATTAAGATTTTATAACTACTTGCAACAACTTTAAAAAATTGCTGTAGATTGCGTGTGCGTAGTATATATACCACCTACCCCCTAACAATGTTGACTTTTCTTATTCAATATCGTTGAAAATATTCGTTTGAATAATCAAAGCACATTGTCTTAACGGGTGTAGCTGCACCCTCGGGGACTGTGTCCCCTAATATTAATAAAAAAGAAAGTGAGTTTACTATATGAACTATTCATTTAACAGCCAACCGATCAATCCAGCAGAGGAATTATTCAATACTATTGCGATACATCCTAACGCTGGCGATATCCTAACGATTGCTTCTAGACCAAAGGCCTCTAAGGTCAAGAGCCTAAAAGCAAGACAGTCTAAAACTGTTCGTTGTTCGTTAGGGCAAGTATCTAACAATAGTCTACCAGAGAACTATCTCTATATGATGACTATCAAAACTGATGCATTCCTATCATGGAATATGCGTGAGTTGTTAGATAAATACCTTGCACTAAGAGGTTTGCAAGTTATCACACAATATCGTGATGAGGACGAAACTATTAAACCAGTTGAGTTCGAACCATTCACATCTGATAGAGGTGATAAACTTACTACTATATACATTACTACCAAGTCCAATAGTCTTGGTGAATTTAGTAATTAGTAGTATACAATTAGGGCGTAGCAGTAATGTTACGCCTTAATTCATTATCGGTGCTTCGCATCGTAAAGCATTTTTATATTAGGCATTGCTATGCCAAAAAAGACTTGCACTTGTTATTAGTAATAACGAGATTGTAAGACAAGCCAATCGAGGTATCATTTATACCTAATATCAGTTAGATCATATAACTCCACCATACTTCGATTGGCAAAGTTTTGTTTAACAATAAAAAGGAAATGTCATGACTAAAAAAGTAAAAACAAGAATACCATTGGATAAAAATGTAGAGGTATCAGTCGAAGTTGTAGATGACTGGACACCTAGATTTGACAATGATCACATAGAGCCAATAGACACAGAACCAATAACATATTACAATGTTAGAATAAAGTCTAGTAGGCCTCGTATTGATAGAGAGGAACTATGACAAAGAAAGAAATCTATCATACAAAATTACAGCATTCTAAACGATTTGTAATCTGGTTTACAAAGAAATATAATGTAGACTTAAAATCTTTACAAAAAGATGCAACGAATGCTTACGATCCAGCATGTAATATAGTTTTGAGGAATATGTCAAAACAATATATGTGGGCAATATACTATAATATTGTAGTTTCTCACCTTAGAGATCGCATTAATGTAAACACAAAAACAATAGGACTAAGGGAAAGTGAGCAACTATATGGATAGACTAAGAATAGTATGCCCTACATGTAGGACAACCATTGCACAGCAAAAATACAACTATGAAAAGCAAAAATGGATATGGCAAACAATAGATGTATGCTGCAATGATAGTGAACAACGCCTAACAAAAATGGCAGATGTTCAAACTATTGATGAACCAGAAATAAAGGAAGGTCACAAAGAAGGTATAGAACCTTCCTTTTACGATTGGGAACTCAATAGATAACCGATCAAACTTGGCATAGTTTCCATTTCTTTCTATGTCAAGAATTAAACCAATGTGAGATAAAAAACAGTGATTAGGTCCATCACGGCAGACCATTCTTGCATTGGTTTACATAAATAACAACCAAAGAGGTATGATAAATGGAAAATAATAAAAAGATTCTAAAGCTAATTGAAAAGCGATTAGAAGTTGGTGCTAAAGAACATGGTGCACAAGTACCATTGAATGGCACAAGAGATCATTTGCAAGACGCTATCGAAGAAGCATTGGATATGATAGTATATCTTGCAGCAATGCTGATTGAAATAAAAAGAAAGGAGTCAAAATGGCTAAAACTGAAGAGAAGTTACATTACGATATGTTCGAAGCTAGGGCTAACAAACATAAAGAAGAAATGGAAGAGTTGGATAAGTTCATTGACTACATACTAGGTAGTAACAAAGAACCTTATGAAATAAGAAACTTGATCACATACTATGTCGCAGCAACTTGGGACTGTTCTTACATTCACAAGCGTATGGACTTAGAAAAAATGGAGGAATATAATGAGCAGTAATACATATGAGCAAATTGCTTCTGAATTAAAACTAGACTTTAAGAATTTTTTAGAACTATATCTTAATCAGTCTACTAGTTTAGAAGAATTAGATATTATAGCAAAAGAAATGAAAGACAAATGGAATATAAAGGAGAATAGATAATGAGAGGAAATAGTACTTTACTTGATAATTTAGTTATCAATACATCAGATGCTTCATCAAAAGCATTTGGTAAATCTGGAACTGGCGGTAAAATGATAGACGGTTTCGATTGGTGGGCTATTAGTTGTCTTGGCGATAGATTTAACAAGGCAAATAAAAACCTAGGTATTGCTACATCGATGTATAATGTATGGCATAAAACTGATATTCGTGCAATAGAGTTTGATGTCAATGGTTGCGGTGATGATGGCGGTATTGAAGAGGTTAGGCTTTATGATGAAAATACTACAGAAATTCACCTTGGAATAGAATGTTTATCTTTATCATTAAATAAAGCATACAACTCTAATGTATACAATTGGGATGTTGGTTATCAAACAAACTGGAATACAAAAGAAAGAGTGCAAAGTGTATTTACAAAAACAAGTGTAACAACTGCTAATGAATTTGTAGATTACATTAATTCACATTTGAAACCATTTAATGAGTTATTCTTAAATGGTAAATGGAAAATACAAAGCATAGATGCAAAAGATCTGCAAGTACAATTTTATAGAAATGTACAAAATGATGAGCACAATCGTATTTATTCATTACCATATGTAAATCACTATGGAGCAAAACTATCTGAATGTGTTAATCATCCTTTGACTTTAGCATATCCAGATGTATCAATAAGTACATGGGGTAAATTAGAAAACCATTGTTATTCACAACTTGACGGTGGTTGGGAAATTAATGAAGGTAGTCAAAATACAATTCAATACAAATTGACACCTTCTACAAATCCTGATAATGAATATCATGTAGAAGTGTCTGTAGAACAAAATCGAAATATCATGGAAGTAGAAACACTGGAAGATACTTTTAGATTTACAGGTACAGACGAAAAGAGATTGCGTACATATTTACAAGATGAACTTAAACTAAATACTTACGCTGGTGCTACTCTTGATTTTAATCGTAAAGCAGATAGAACAAAGATCTTACAGATTAAAGAGTGGCTTGATAAGGAGGGTTTATAATGGACCCTTTGATGCATAGCAAAAGCAGTGTCAAAAAATATGGTGGAACAGTAGATGACTATCTACCAATTCATCATTGGTTTGATGACAGTAAACGTGGTTATGCTTTTGTTACACATAGAGCAATGCGTCATCACACACTGGGTATTGGTTGGTGTATAGATACATTTGGTAAGTATCTAACATTATCTAATGGTAAACAAATACCAGTGCGTTATATTGCAGAACAACATGTCAAAGAAGATTGTGGGTTTATTCCTACAATGCAAGACTGGTTGCAGCATATGGCACCACCTGATTGGATGCGCAAAGTTGGAAAAATAAATACTTAGTCACATAGGATGATACATGGAAAAGCTCCAGTAGTTGCCGAGTGGCTTAAATCAGAATAGAGGTAGCCAAAGATGAGCACGTGTACAGCTACCTCAGTTCTGAATAGATTAAGGTAGTATAGTATAGTTAAAGGTATCAGCTGTGAGTATTCTATACTATTGCTACCTTAATAAACATTAACAAGTTAGGAGAAAAGATGGAAATAATAACTTTAGAAAAAGATGAATATATGTTTGTTGGAAATGGAACTGACAAAGATCCAGTTAACAAAATATATAAAGAAGAATGGATATCATTCTTAGAAGTAAGACAAGATGGACAATACAATATGATCAGTCCTATGGCAAGACAATCAGCAAATGTTGATATTGATAAAGATACTTGGAAACAAATTCTAAGCAACTTTGATGATCTATATGATAAATGGGGTGATCTAAATGAGTGCGTCTGAAAAAGCGTTAAATATACAAGAAAAAATACAAAAACAGATTGACAAATTGTCAGACTTAGGTTTTGAATTTATGTATTATAACGGTATAAGCAGCATAAGGAGGAAACGTGAAAAAAATAATAGATAAAGCGTTTTCAATTAAACACGAAGGTCATTTAAACAAAAACAATATTATATTTCAAACTGATAAGTATAAGAAAATGGTAGATAAACTTATGGAATATAATAATAGTTTAGGAAAGAGAGTTAATAATGATAGATGAATATCACCAAAAGGAAATGGTAGGAATGAAATCTAGAAGTGATAATCCAAAATACATACCTGAAGTAGTAGCATATATTATAGATAACACTGATTTAAATACATGTGATGAATGCGGAGTTATAGAGTATTCAGATGATTTAAATTGGTGGGAATATATGAGCAAAAAAGACCAGACATTTTGGAGCCAACATAAAGAAGGCGATGCCCTTTGTGATGATTGTTGGAGGTATTAAATGAGTGTAAGTAGAGAAGAAGCCTGGCGTAAACGCAAAGGCATTAAAGAACCAGAAACCATACATAATCGTATGAAAAAAATGAAATTTGTAGATCCTTGGTCAAAAAAAGGTATAGCTGAGCGTGAAGCTTTTGCTAAACAATATGGTAGAGCATGGTGGTTATTTACAGATAATAACAGCAGCTTAAAACATAAAGACCAATGGGTATATCAGTTTCATAAAATAGAGGAGGGTAACAATGAATAATCTATGGTATGATGTAGATCAAGACATAGTATACGCTACATGCTTAACAGTAGTTGAGTTTTGGGTATTCGTTTTTATGATATGTTTTGCATATGAATGTTGCAAATATATAATAAGGAGGATACGAGAATGAGTATGTGGTGGCACAAGAAAGCTGAAGAGCTTTTAAAAGGACAAAAAATACTTGATGTAAAATGGCAAGAATGGGATCCAGATGATAGAGATTGTGGTAGTGGATTGATATTCGAAACTGAAAATAATGTTTTCTTTGTAGGACAAGATGACGAAGGTAATGGACCTGGAGCATTGCACTATATATACAAAGAAGCAGAAACATGCAATATAACAGGTGGTGTATTACCTGTTAATGTTGAGGAGGTATAATGAAAAAAGAACATATAACATACATAGCTAATAGTGGAAAAGAAATTACTACCAATAGGAAGTATACAAAATTTCCCTACAAATTATCTGATACATCTATTGTAGATAATACAGATGGTTCATTAGATGATTGGCTAACGGTGATAAATCCTTTTAGTAAAGAGTCATATAGACTATCACCAGTAGAAGAAGCAGTATATTCTGTTATTATGGGTTCACAAATGATACCAGGATATATGACAAATCATGAACTACAAAAAGATGTACGCAAAGGTTTGGATTGGTTTAGAGATAACAATGCAAAAGCGTACATGGTTTTATTAGATTAACAGTAAAAAATGCTTGGATAATCAATCAATCAATACTAGATTGTTTGTCCAAGCTAACCAAAATAAGGAGGAATCTATGGGATTCAATTTAAACGATTACGTTGAAGTAAAAGATCGTATTCAAGCTGCACACGATGAGTTTCCAAAGTGTCAGATTAGAACTGAGATAGTTAACATTCAACCAATTAAAGACACAAGCACAGGAGAAACATGCAATGAGTACGTCACCAAAGCGATCTTCACGCCAGATCCATTATCAGAACCAGAAGTATACTACACAGGACATGCGGCTGAAAGAGATAATAATGGGTTTGTTAATAAGACGAGTGCTTTGGAAAATTGCGAAACGAGTGCCGTGGGTAGGGCCCTTGCACTTGCAGGTTTTGGCGTTAGTCATTCAATCGCTTCTCGTGAAGAAGTTGAGAACGCTCAACAAAAACAAAAAGCTATAAAACCTACTATAAAGTCATTAGAACTTATTGACAAATTAGCTAGACAATGCGCAGAAGAAGGTCTTATGAGTGAAGATGCTAAAATAGCATATAGTAAAAAGAGAACTGAAGGCTTTTATGATACTAAAGTAAAAGTAACAAGGGCTCAATTACACTTTGAAGAACTACTTAATAACAAGAAAGAGAGTGTCGATGAAACAGGAAAGTAAAGAAGTTGGTAAAACAACTAAACATAGAGTACCAGGTTTACAACCAGGGCAATATTCTATACTAAGTCCTAAAGATCATGGTGATTTCCTTATAATAAGGATGCCTATGACTGACGGTGATTATGGTTACGACTTTTATGACGAAACCAAATTAAATGAAATAATAGATAACGTAGTTGCTAATCATAATGGTTCCATGATGGAAGCTATTAATGAAAAGACTAAAGACTACATAAATGATAGTAGGGAGGAATAATGGCTATTACTGGTACTAAAGTAAAACAAAGTTCTGGTGGTACAAGAAAATATTTTATTAATAAATGTTTTGTTGTTGCTGCAGAACAAATGGAATCACAATACAATGATACAACTGTAAAACTTGAATTGGAAGATTCTGAAAGAGGTTATAAATATACTACATTCATCAATCAAAACTATGAAAAAGATAGTAATGGTGTAGTAACTGGATTACAATATCCAGATCATGTAAATGATTTATACCTTGCTGCTGGTAAAGATTTAAATGTATCTGATACTGGTGACATTAATTTATCTGAACTTGCAAATGCAAAAGTAGCTTGTTTAAGCTATCCTTGTACAGGTAAATACAAAAGAGCAACTTGGTCTAAAGTTTCTTCGTGGGAAAATGAAGACAAACTTGCTGCTGACTTTGATACACAATTAGAAAAAGGTTATCCAAAGAACTATGATAAAAACCCAGCACCTGCGGTAGAGGTTGTTGGAAAATCACAAGTTCAAGAAGATGACTTTCCTTTCTAATAAATATGTCAGCTAAAACAATAGTATTAAACTGGCTTAATTCATTAGATAACAAAGAAGTATTTTTCACATACAACTTTGAAGAACTAGTACCTGTATATGGTAGAATTAAGTACGATAAGTATCATACCGCAAGTACTTATTCAAGAGCATTTAGAGAATTGCGTTCAAGCAATGTATTAAATACTCTAGGGTTTAAACTAACTGAACTTAAACACAAAAACAATAGGACTAAGGGATGGAGGATAGAACATACTACGTCGAACTAGTTAAGAACGACATCAGTAATAGAAATGCTTTGTCTACTCACGAAAACTATCAAAAAGAAGTTATAACGAATGCATGGAAAGATACAGAAATGTATCGTAGTTATTTTATGTTTAGTGATGACTTTAAAGAACATGTTGATAAAGAAAGTTCTGTAAAAGGGTTTAAAGGTATAACATATCTTGATTATATTATACTTGATATAGATAAAGGTACTATACCTAACGATCAGTTTATAGGATATTTACAACAATGTTTATCAGAAATTTTTGATAAGGGTGTTATGGAAGAAGATCTAAACGTATGGTTTAGTGGTACTGGTTTCCATATTGAAATGAAAAATGTTTTCGGATTACAACCTAGTACAGATTTGAGTGATAAACTCAAACTTACTATGAATAAACATTTTCCTTTTGCAGATTCTATCTATGATAGAACTAGAATCATAAGGTGTAAATGGTCATTCAACAAGAAAACATCTAGTCACAAAATATGGATACCAATGAAGCTTATCTCAGAACTCTCCTATGACGAGATTGTAAAAGCATCTTCAACACAGGATAACTATATGTCATTGGTTAATAAGTATCCTGGAGGATTCTTTAGCACCCTTTTCAAAGATAATGATGTAGAGCCGTATCTACAATCTATGATAGTTGCAAGTCCTACAATACAATACCAAAAAGAAATAAACAAAAATAGTGAAGGAGTCACTTCTGTTGTTTCTTGTATGCAACATGTATTTAACGAAGGTCCTCTTGAAGGATCACGTAATATGAAAGTAATGCGTATGACTAGTTCTTACAAAAGAGCTGGCGTACCACTACTAGTTGCATTAAATGGTATTCTTACATGGGCAAACAATACAATGTCTGAAGAAGAAATTACTAGAACAATCACAAATGTTTACGATGGTAATTATCAGTATGGTTGCGATGATCATATCATGGCAGCTTACTGTGATTCTAAATGTATCTATTACAAAAGAAAAGATTACAGCTTAGATATTAAAGGTGTAACTGCTTTAGAAGATTCATTTAAAACATATGTCCAAAGTAAACTAACTAAAGATTCTATCAAGCTAAAAGAAGTATATGGATGTAATCCATACAATTTTAGTCCTGGTGAATTAATAGTATTTTCTGGTGATACAGGTTTAGGTAAGACTGCGTTTATACAAGATCTTATTGTAAAAGCAAAACTACAAACACTATTCCTATCACTAGAAATGAATGAACAGTTGATTTTCAGAAGATTTGGTCAAATAGCTGCTGGTAAAAACAAAGAATGGATTATTGAACAATACAAAACTAATCCAGACTTTTCACTAGAAGATAAGCTTAATCATATACAAATTATGACAATAGCACCAAGAATAGATTCAATCAAAAAGGTTGTAGCTGAAAATGAACCTAAAGTCCTAGTAGTCGATACTACAGACGAAGTAGAGGTAGACTTTGTAAAAGGAGAAATAGAAAAGCAAAATGTAGTAATAGGTGCATTAAAACAAATTGCACAGAAAACTAATATTATCATCATTGCTATTCATCACCTTAACAAAACATCTGCTGCTAACAATGTTATTAACTTGCATTCTTTAAAAGGTAGTAGTAACGTTGTACAGAAAGCGGATAAGGTAGTACTTATTAAAGGTAACAGAAACGATCCTGCAAGAGAAATTATATCAGTAAAATCTCGTGATGAAGGACAGTTTAAGATGTTAGCTAAATTTGATACTACAAACATGACATTTAAACAAATAACTAATACAGGAGGTATTAATGCTGTTTAAAACTAAATACGAGGATAATAATAATATTCAAAAAGCACAATTGCGTCTTTTGAAATTTATTGTATTATCTGCTAGAATAGATAATAATTTTGGTAACCATTTATGGTTTGATACCAGATTCGGTCCAATGGAATTTTCATTTGGATTGAGATACTGGGATGAATCACCAGAAGCTATCAAAAAATACGAGGAAGATTTCAACATAATTAATATGGCTGATAATCTTAGACCTAGTGACGCATAGAAATAAAGTTCGTGGAAACAATCTTGAAAGAGAGATCGTAAACGCAGCTAAAGACATAGGCCTATCTGCAAAGAGGGCCTATGCATCTGATGGAAGATCTTTAGGGAAATCAGAAGTTGTTGACGTGATAGTCGAAAATACATGCATACAAGCAAAGCGAAGAAAAAAAGTTGCACAATGGCTGTATCCAGACTATCATGGAGATGATGTAGATGCTGTAGTAACACGAATGGATAGAAAAGAACCTTTGGTTATAATACCATTAAAAAGGTTTTTAAGATTAATTCAAATAGAGAAGGAAAATATCGATGACTTTGAGCAAGAATGAAATAGATGCACTTATGTCTATTGCTGCTAAAATAATAGAAGCACAAGAAGAAGCTGAACTAAGGGTTAAAAACGAAAAAGTTATAAGAGAATCGCAAGACTACTTAGATAACGTTGATTTTGGTCCTGATTTAGATCAAGCTCCTTCTAGCGATAAAGGGTAAGGGCTTTACAAACTACAAAATTGTTGCCTGGGTTACAAATACCTTGGTTGGCTACTAAAACAAATAATGCGTTAGTCTGTATTATTTCGTATTTGGTATTTAAACTCTAATAAGAGATTACCAGGCAGCAATCATAAATAAAATATATTGCAGTATAAATAGTCCTCGTTAAGCGTGATTAAGTAAAGGCTATAGGACAGTATGGAATAGAAAAACATACACGAAGGATAGATGATTATACATAGAAAGCGATAGAGTGAGCGTGGTACCCTACCACTCGACAAATGTTACGAGTGAGGCGAAGCCTAATTATTCGTACTGCAATATTTAAGGAGTAAATATGAAAGATAAAGAAAAAGAAATGTTTATAAATGAAACACAAGAGTTAATAGAACTAACAAAAAAAGCAATAAATGTTTTGACCACAAAAAAGAAAAGGTTAAAAGATTTATTGCGTATTTTAAAAAATTAATTTTTCAGCTTTATAAAAAAGGCGTCAAGTCGTTGGATCTTCGTTGATCTCTCTATCCTCGGCTTGACGTTTTACTTTAGCTAAATGCCATTTAAAACTATTGTAAGGCAGTCCTGTTGTATACTCTACTGCATATCTAGGGTTGTCAAATGTCTTATACATATCTCTTAAACCTCTACCAAATGGTAAATAAGTCCAAGCTGTATATTTCCAAAAAGCTTCATAATCCCTATTTACAATACCATTAATATGAGGTAATATAAATCTACTTGCTGGAGGTGTTATAATCTGTAAAGGTGCTAACGCTTGTATAGGGTATTGATTAAAGAATGCTTTCTTTCTTGTTTCTTCATCACCAAACATAAACTCAGCTGTTTCTTTCATCCAAGACATAGGCGGTGATAATGCATATTCAAATACAGAATAAGCAAATAATGTTGCTAAAGACATAGTCATCATATCGTTAGCAACTTGTCTTTGAAATCTTTTAGTTACTTCAAACCCTGGATGTCCTTCTGCTGCCATCATATCTTCGAAAGCAACTTTTCTTCTTCTAACACTATTCCATGCATAAGGTTGAAAACGTGTCATAATACGACCAAATGCTGTATTACTAAAGTTTGGTCTATATGTAGCATGATAAATAAACTGAGATCCTTCTACACCCTTTCTTGCACTATCTATTAAAAACTCATCAGTTACTTCTATATTACCTTCTAATCCAGAATATATTTCTCTAGCTTTTAAATAATGTGCTAAAAACGCTTTACGTCTTAAATGTTTTTCAGATGTAGACATAAATATACTACCAATTTCCATAATCTTTTTATCTACATTATATTGCTTAGCTAATTCATTAACTTGTTTCTTAGTATATTCTTCAATCTTTTCATTTACTTCTTTACTATTTCCAAACAATCTTTCTGCTCTTGTGTGTGCAGTTACTTTCTTAACAAGTTCTGTTAAAAACTTTTTAGCATTTGCTGGTTCATTTGCTTGCAAATATGTTAACTCTTGCAACAAATTACCTTCAAGCAATCCTAATGTATCAATCATTTCATGAACATCTGCTTTATTTTTAAGTTCACGTAATTCATATCTACCTGTAGTAGGGTTAAATAATTTAAACTTTTGACCTCTAAATACTTCATTTATTAGGTATTTTTCATCAAATGCCTTAAAAAAATGTTCAAAACCAGTATCAGTAATAATGTTTTGATAACCACCATAAGCATTGGTAATAGTTGCTTTAGGACTAAATAACAATGATAACAATTCAAATCTACCTTCAAGATCAGATATATACTGAGCACGATCTACTAAAGCTTTATGACGAAGCTGTATATCGTCTGGTAATTGTTTAAATAACTTCTTACCTGTAATTTTACCATATACATTACTTATAGCATTTTCTGTTTTTAACATTACATTACCAACAGATTCATCACTAAACCATTGTCTAGGCGTTTTACTAATATTCAATCTATCTATATTCTCATCTTTAATAAAATCGTTGAGATTTTTCTTTGTTGTTTTGTCCATCCATCTATTAAACTTTTGTTTAGATGCTTTAAACATTCTTGCATTTAATTCTTCAACCTCTATCTTAATATCTTCTTTTCTTTCTTTTGATGTTTTTTTATCACGTAATTCATTGTTTAGCTCTTTTATTTTTTTGCTATTAAATCTATATTGCTCTACAATAAATTTTTTCTTTTGCATTCTTTGTTCACTTAGAGTTGGTATAGACTGTTGCTCTAAATCATATAATAATTTTTTCTCAACAGGTCCAAGCTTACCAACTTTCCAAGCTTGATCAAACCCTGCTGCTTGCCATTCTTTTAATAAAGCCATCTCTTTTTTAGATACACCATGAATTTCTAATATTCTTGTTGAAGGAAAGCCCATATAACCTCTAGTGTAATCAATCATAGTTTGATGCCACATTCTAGCATTGTCTTTCATTTGTGGATTTTGTAAAGATTGATACAAGAACTTATCTAAATATATTCTTGAATACATAGCACCTATGTTTTGCATAAGCCCTCTTGTAAGACTATTATAATAATCTAAAGGTACATTACCATCACTTCTCCAACCAGGCATTGCTCTTTCTAATCTTGATCTAGCATGAGTAGAATTACCCATACCTGGATATGGATTTTTACCTTTACGACTAGTGCTTTGATTTAACATGTCCATTGCATCTTTATCAATAAATGGATTTTCAAATTTATTTTCTCCTAAAAATCTACTAGCCAATCTATTAAATTCTATCTTCTTTGCTTCTTCAAAACTTATTTGTTTATACTTTACATCATTTCTTAAATTAGCATCTAACAATTGATCAGGATTTGTTTTAGCCATAATACGTTTTTTCTCAGAAGCCAACCATTCATTCTCTAAAATCTCTCTATTTTTAGCTGTATCTTTTTGTCCCATATGCGGATAATATCTATCTGACACGCCATCTTCTTGAAACTTACCTACCTCACTACTCCATTCTTGATATTTTCCAGTAAATTTAGCAATATCTCTACGAGCTTTTTCAGCTATGCTAATCTTTTTATTGCCAACTTTTACTTTAGTTGCTTCCATAGCTTTCCAATTTAAACTACCACCTTTGGTAATATACTCAGAATATTTATCCATCATATGATCACGAAGGTTTAAATGAAATCTAATCCAAACCATATCATCATAATGAAAGTGATTTTTTAATATTTCAGGTCCAGATTGTTTATCTTGAGATAATCTAACAGTTTTATCAAACCATAATAGTCTACGTAATTCAATCATACCATATTTATTTAAAAACATTCTACCTAATTCTTGTTGCCAAAACTTAGGATGACCTTCTAATAACATAGTTTGTGGTAAATATTCTAAAGGAAGAACAGTTTGATTGTCGAAATAACTAGCTATCTTTTTATGATTACTTTTAATAATTCCATTTAATGCTGACTCCATTAAAGGTTGTATTACTTTAGTTCTAACTACATCAGCATATTCAATTGCACTTACAAACTCTTTTTTACCTGATTCATTAAAGTAAGAAAACTTTTGGTCAATTTTTTTAATTTGTTTTTCTGCTTCTACAAATCTTTTTTGCAAATCTAATAACTCCTCAGGAGTTGTATTACCTTTCTTAGGACCTTGACCATCTTCTCCTAAGTTATGTTTTATTGCTGCATACTCCCAAATAGTATTACCGTGTTCTTTATATCCTTTTTGAGATTCATTTAATACCTTTTTAGCAAATCCAATAAACTTAGTATTAAAATCATTTAACTGATTTGCACTCACGTGTTGTTTGTAAATTAAATCTGCTACAGTTTTTAAAGTAGATGTAGGAACAGTAATACCATATTCTTCCATTTGACCTGTTTTTTCATTGAATTTTACAACACGATCAAATTGTAGTCGTTGTTCAAATGGAGCAATCTCTTTATCTAATCTTTGAAATATACCTAATATTTGGTCTAATTTTTTAGGATCTCTTAAATGTGCTTGCAAAGGATTTAATCTGTTTATTTCGTTAGTAATTAAATCAGATAATCTATTTACTTCTAATTCTTGTATGTGTGGAAACTTATTGTTTGCTTTTTCAAATTTTTCTCTACTATCAAATCTTTGAACACGTTTAGTTTTTTCATTAATAGAGTATATAATTTTATCAGAATCTTTTAATAGCATACCTTCTGTTTTGTCTGCAAGTTTATCTATATTACTTCTATTACCACTTATCCAAGAACTTACATATTTCTCATAATTTTTTACCAAAGTATTAAAAGCAGCTTCATTCATACCAGTAATATTCTTAGTATTTTCTTTTACATACTCATCAAATGTTTTTAAGGGAACATCTTTGGTAATATCTGCGTATAAAGTATCTTGTGCCTCTTGAATTAATTCTTTATTTCTTTTAACCTGATCAATAAGATTATCTTTATTGTATTTATTTCTCATTGCTTTCATAAAGAAATTAAATCTTAATCCGTCTACGTTTTGTATAAAATCACTCTTACGATCTATTCTCTTTAAAAAGAATGCATATTCACTAGGTAAATTAAATATAAATTTTTGATTACCTCCCACAGTAGTTGCATATATTAACTCTTTAAAATCAGTAAGATTCTTTCTCATTGTTTCTGTTTGAGTTTTTTGTAAAGGTTCTAATGTTGCAATCAAATTATCTAACTTTTTAGGATCAGTAAGAACATCTAAGTCAATTAAATCAGGAACCATTTTCTTTGTACGTAGTACAACAGGTTTAGATGTGTCAGCATTTATTTTAGATTGAGTACCATTTGCTGGTTCAGTAAATTGATCCATAGCTGCTTGTTCAAATGAATCTAAATCTAACATATCTCTAATATCTTGTATACGTTTAGTTCTATCCTGCTGTGCAACCTTTAATACTTCGTATCTAGCATTAGACATATATTTTTTATTTCTAGGTCTTATAGCCCATGTTTGTTCTTTATCTGGTAGTAAACCAGTAAATTCTGACTGCAGCTTTCCACGTTCTTTATATAAATTTTCTAATTCTGTATCTTTATTAAAAAATTCACCACGTTTTTCAAATTCCATTTTAGTTTTTACTAATTGTTTAATTGAATTATTTATTTGATTTAAACGATCAAAACGATTTTCTGCTCTAAATCCAATAAAATCTTTTTTAACTACAGGTGTAGCTATATAAAATACATCAAACAAATCTTCTACTTCTCTTCTAGCTCTTTCTGGTAACGGATCTCCTATCTGTTTTCTTCTTTTAGATAGTTTAGTTAATTCTGTTTCTAATATACTTTTAGTAAGAGCTATTTGATCACCATAAGAACGTTTATTGTTTTTCTTGTAAAACTTTTGATTGTTATCAAACGCTTGATAAATTCTATTACGCTGTTCAAATGTTAACTCTACTACCTGTGTAATAAAATTATCTACAGATTCAGGTGACATTTCTAATTCTTTTATTGCATAATCTTTGAACTCCTGAGATCTTACAAGAGCATTTGATAAATCAACAACATTATTTAGTTTGTTCCATAAAAATACTTCATAGTCTAAAATATTATTAAACTCTTTTTCTGTTAACCCTTCCATAAAATTTTCTTTAAAATCTTTTAAACCAACCTTTTTATATATAGGATGTTCTGATATTTGTTTAGATAAATCTCTTAAAAATGAAATACTTTGTTCTTTGCTAAACACATTCCAAGGATTTAACTCTAAACGTAAACCATTGTATTGTTCTGCAATTAAACCTAAATGACTTCGAGTTCCTTCTGTCTTATCTAGGTAATTAATAACAGTTTCTTGTATATCTAAAGGCATATCTGTTTTACGTTGTTGTCCAAATATAAGTTTATGCATATTTTTTATAGCCTGCCTTCTAGCTTCTAGCTCACCTGTTTGTGCACCTTCATACATCCATTCATATCTAGCACGCATATTTCTTAAAGAAACTATAGGTAAATCTATATTTGACAAGTCTGCTGCATCAATATAAGTATTTAATAAAACATTTCTATCTACAGTAAGCTGATCAAAAGCATCTTTATATCTTTCTTTTAATGCTATTCTATCAATACCAGTACGAACTGTACTATCTTCTAACTGTTTATTTATATCTAACTCTAAAGAAATAAGATTTACTCCATTAGTAATTAAACCAATAGAGTCTTGTGCCATTGTAGATATTTTACCATTAAACAATTTTGCATTAGTATCTAATATATCAGCTAAATGTTCACCTCTAGTTTTTGTTTGACCAGGTTCTGCATTAGCTAACTCTCTACCAATATCTGCATCTTTAAGATCTACTGTATCTTTTTTACCATTTTTAGTTCTAACAAGCTGATCTTGTACCTGTGATTGTTTGTAAGCATTTGTTAATTCGGAAGGTAATCCCCAAAACATATGTGCTGAGTCAATATCTTTATCAGCACCAGACATCATAAAATCATTGTATTCATTGGTAATTAAAGATATACCTTTACGAGTTTTAGCAAACCCTACAAATTCACCAATACGCATACCACCATTACTAATCATAGGCGATCTTACATAGGCTACGCTTGTTCTAATTTTTTCATACTCTGCAAAATTTTGTTTAGCTAATCTAGACTTTGGATTCTCTTTCATTGTAACCCAAGTGTCCCAAAATTTACCAAGAGTCATTGTTTGTTCGTTTTTTAATCCTTCATATACAGTTACTTTCAATACATCTCTCGCACCCTCGTTTAGCATAAATTCGTTGTTTGCTAGGCCTTTCTTTGCTTTAGAGTACTTTTGCTTACGTTGACTAATTAAAATGTCATATAGGCCTAATTTAGAGCTATATGAGTGCCTAATACGTGGTCTAGTTAACCTTTTAGATACATATTGTTGTATTCTTTCATTAATATACTCTCTAACTCCAGGTCTTAAATAAGTACCAGGATCAAACCCAGTATCAATTAAATAATCTTCTATAAGTTGTCTGTTGTAAGTATTTTGACGATAGTCATTCCATTCTTGCATTAGTTGTTTATCAAAATCAGATAATCGTTCTATTTCAAATATTTGTTTAATAATACTTTGAGCAGCTTTACTATCAGGTTTTTCAAATAAAATTTTATCTAATACACGAATACTTACATCATCTATTTTTACACTAAGTTCTTTTTCTGCAACAAAATCTTTTTCTGCCTGCATAGTTTCTTTTGCTTTACCTACTGCTGCCTCAGCTACAAATTTTTCCCACCTTCCCCAAAACTTACTACCAATGTCTGTGTTAGGGTCCATTTCAAATGTATTAGTATTAGCAATAATCTGCTGTAGTAGTTTTTGATTACCTATCTTACTAAAGTTTTCATAAACATTTAAATTTAAATAGTTATCTTCTATACGTGATTGAAACTTATTTAGTTTACCAACTAATTCTATTTCACCAGTTTTTTCGTTAAATTTTATTTTAGTTGGTTTTACTCCAACAGATTCTTTTATACCACTTACATAATGTATTTTATCTATACCGTGTTTATCTGCAAACTTTTGCCATATACTATCCATTACAAAATCAGCAGTCTTATTAATTACCTGACCTCTACCCTGATCCATATTCGGTCTAAACAGTCCTAGTGTTTTCATAACACCAGTTTCAGGGTTATATCCATATCGTTCTAATACAATATTAAATATTTTTTGATTAGTTAATGTGGCACCATCTGTACCTGAATTGTTTTCTTTTAATGCTTTACCCATATTTTTAATACTACTAGGTAAATCTTCAATAACAATATGTTGAAATTCAGCATCTTGAAACACATCTTCAGATTTTTTTCTAAGTGATTGAAAATCAACAAACTCAGGTATCTTTCTTAGTTTGGTAAAAGATAACTCTTCAAAAGATGCTTGTTTTTTATAACTACCTGACTCTATACTATCTAATACTTTTTGATTATGCTCTTCTACTCTAAGCATTAAACTTTCATTATCTTTTATAAAACGATCTATATTATTATTATTTGTAGTACTCGCTCTCTTACCAGATAAGTTTAAATAAGTTCTCTCAACATTATATCCAAGATATATATCTCCATAAGTAGCTTTATCTATAAACAATTTAATTGACTCTACATCTAATGGTAATGTAACCTCACTAAAACGTTTATTTGAACTTAATTCTTCTGCTTCTAAAAATCTTACTCTTTGTAATTGTTTAAGATTTTTAAAATAACTAGGATCTAATGCTATCTCAATACCAGAATGATGTTTAGTACGTTTTTGAAACTTAGTTAAATTTGTATATGGCTCACTTTTTATCCAATTAGGTATTTCTTCTAAAATTTTAGCTCTAGTTATTTGTTGCCTAGATATAGTTCCTGTTTCTAT